AGTTCCTTTAGGATTTTCATCAGTGTATAAATCAGAATGTTTTTTAGAATTTGCAGGTTGCCCTTTCTTTCTAGGTATACGAGGATTTGATTCCTCTTTCATTGCTTTTTCTAAATCATCTGCTTGTTTTGCATGTGTTTTAGATCCGCTTCTTAATTTTCCAACCAATTTTTTTACAAATGGTTTATCATCTTTGTTGAGTTCTTCACTCATCCCGCCACCATTTCCTCCACCGTTTCCACCATTACCATTACCATTACCACCATTACCATTACCATTACTAGAACCATTTCCATTACCATTCTTTTTAGATTCCTCTGAATCTTTTTCCTGTTCAAGATACCCTCTTCTACCTACAAAATATCCACCAGGAATTTTTTTGCATTTTTTATCCGTAAAGCAATAATATTGACCTTGCGGACATTTTTTAGAAGAACCCTCTTGTATGAATGTATTCAGAGATTTCATAAGATGAGACAAAACTAGTCTAGTCTTAGATATTTATAGAATTAAAACACATAAAAAAAGACCCCTTTACGGGGTCTTTGAATTTACATAAATTTTAATCCTTGCTTTGCTGTATCAACAAGAGAACCTCTAACTAATGCGTTTGATTCAATTAAGAATTTATTCCATCTGTTATTAGTATCTTTATCATTCTCTAAAGGAATAGCGGTTGATTGCCTACCACTTATAGATAGTCCTTTATTACAATAAACATTGTACAGATTTACCCATCTGGCAATCATTGGTTCATGCTTTTTGTAATCAGCATTACCAGAAGTAATCATCTCCTGAGTGATGTTCTTCGCATTTTTAAATCCAAGTGCTTGTGCTTCTTTTGACCAGTTGTTGAATGCCCAATCAATAGCATCTGCAAAAGAATCACAATTATTATTGCGAACATTAACATCTTTGATATATGTTTCAAAGTATCTAAGAAACTCTGCTCCTGATATTACAGTGTTACCTTGAATCTCTCTGCAACAATCTCTAGAAGTAAATGCTTCTAAGAATTTAGTTACATATACATCATTTTGACCTTTTTTTCCTCTTGCTCTCGATATGTAAGAGTGTGATGGGCAGTGAAACTTTGCATGGGGTAAAGTTTCTGCAATACCAATATTAAATTGCTTTAAGTAATTGTATAAATCTTCTGCCCATATTTCTCCTGCTCTTAATGCAGATGTAAACTTATGATCACCTGATTGATTGGTGCGATAGTTGCAATCCATATTGTGAATGTTGGATTCTATCCTAACACATTCATCAATTGATCTATTTCTAGGGTGAAATGTAAAACCTATTGGTATTCTTGCATCGGGATCACGAGTAACACCATATAATTTACTTGCTCTGTTGTTTCCCTTTGTGGTTACTACTTTTCTTTGATGTGGACGATAGTATCCAGATAATGTATCAGCAGCAGCATATGAGAAACCACCGTTTTCTTTAAGATGCTTTTCTTGATTACCGTATCTTAATTCTCTAATACGATTGTAATATGGTGAACTAGATAAGTCTCCTACTCTAGCTAGACAAACAACTGAGTCGCCATCTTCATAATTAATTCCATTTTCATAATCCTCAATTACATCTTCCATCAATGGTAATCCTTTAGGATGCCTATCTAAAATGTCAAATGTTGAATATATGTATTCTCTTACATCTTCATTAATTGATTTGTTGTCGTATAATTTTTCAGCATTCTCATATACGAAAACTATATTATCAAGTTCGTCGATACGAACGACTTCTGCCATCGCTATGGTCATGTCTTACCCTCCTTTGTTTCTGGTAATTAAATTTTTAAAACCAATCCGTTTTTATGTGTTTTGGACTGGTGGGAAATGAATTCCACTTGTTATATATCATAGCAAAATTAAATTTTTTTGTCAACTATGCGGATAACCGAATAAAAAAAAAGACCCCCGAAGGAGTCTTTTGGAAAATATGTAATATGAATTACATAAGGTTTTGAACTGTAACTCTCTGATAGTAACGGTTAGAGTTAGTCTTAAGTCTACCAAGACCTTGACTTGTTGCAGGGCCTTCAGCAAATGGGTTTGCAACCATACCGTATCTGGTCTTAAATCCAATTTTTGGCTGGAAGGTGTCCTGACCAACTGCTCTTACCATCTGTAGTGGTACATATGGGCAGTAGAATAATCCTGCGTCATAAGGTGAAGAACCTTTGTAACCAACAACATAGTACTGATTAGCAGAACTATTTGCAGAATATGGGTCAATGTATACTCTGTACTTACCTTGAAGAACACCAGCAAATGTGTTACCTGTGTCATCAACGTTTAAGTTTGCATTAAGTGCAGGTGTGTAATCTAATACGCCAGCCATTGTTAATGCAGATGCAACGTCAGCAGAACAAAGGATCATGTTACCCTTTCCTCTACGAGTTCTTTGTGCAATTCTGTTTGCATCTCTTTCGATCTGGAAGAGTAGTCCTTTGAACTTCTCAACTGACCATCTACCATTACTGTCTACATCTAAGTCAAATATACCAGCAGTAGCAGTGTTAACAGCAGCACCTTTTTCAGCAACCTTATAGATTGTTCTGATAACTTCTCTGTTGATCTCAGCAAGTATCTCTGTTGAAAGGATATTTGCTAATTCTGCTTCAGCGTTCAATCCGTGAATTGCCTTAAGGTCTTGAGCAAGTTCTAAACTGTACTCTGCCTTTAGTGCTCTGGATTTTGCAGTAACTGTAACTTTCTCGATTGAGAATGCCATCTCGTTGAAAGCATTTGCATCTGAATCGCCAAGAATTTCAGCGTCTCCAGTTGCCATACCTTGACCAACTGCGTAATCTTTCTGATCGCCACCTGATGCGTTAAGTGCTCCAGGATTGTCACCGTGCTTTGCACCTGGTGAAGTAGTACCGAAACCAACATTTGATTCTGATGCTTGTGCAGTGTAACCACCCTGAGTAGTGTCATTACCACCATCAGATGCAGAGAATGCTGTATCTACTTCATCGAAGAATGTCTCAGTACCAGACTGAGATGTCTTACGAGATCTCATTGCAAAGATAAGTCCTGTTGGGCCGTTCATTGGTTGAACACCAGCTAGGTCATAAGCAACCAAGTTAGGCATTGAACGTCTGATAAGACTTATAAGAACTGGGTCGAAACCAGCTGTTGGGCCAGCAGGTGTAGAACCTGAACCGAATGCACCAGATGCACCAGCAGCGTTACCTGAGTTGGTTGGTGATGCTTCGTATAGGAAGTTATTTTGCTCCCTTAAAAATTTTTCTTGATTCTCCAAAAGAACCGCAGTAACCATCTTACGATGTGCATCTTCTATTTTAGGTGCACCATCATAACTAAGAATTGGATCCCACTTCTCTTGAAGATGTTCAGCATTGAACATTTCCATGTGAAATTTACCTCGTTAAAAGTGTTTGTTTAAAAAATTTACTAAAGAATTACTTTTTAGTGATTCTCTGAAGTGCTGTTAAGTAATTATCCATAGATCCAGTTGGTTTAGCAACTGTTTCATTAGACTCTGATAGCATTTCTGAGTCTTCACTCTGAGTACTAGCAACTTGTCTTGTTGGGAAATATGAATTTCTCAAAGTAACTAGTTTCTCACGGTAATCGGTTTCACTTTCGAACTCAACACTTTCAGCAAGAGATGCAAGTTTATCTTTCTGAGTAACTGCTAGTCCTTCAGAAACGTCACTTAAAATTCCATCTGATTTTGATTCTGCTAATCTCTTGGTTAAACTGACATTCTTGTCAATTTGTTCATTGAGTTTTTCTTCCATATCATCTAGTTTATTTACCATGCTCTCAAGTACATCATATTTGTCTTCAGGGATTGATACATAATGTTCTTCAAATAGACTCTTCATTCCAGTTAGGAATGACTCAGACATTTCTGCCTTGAGCCCTTGCTCCACAGCAAGAGAGTTTTCCTCTAACCATTCACCAGCTACATATTCTAGGTAAGAGTCCACCCTCTCGGTGAGCTCAATTTTACTTGCTTCTAATCCTTCTTGTAATGCTTCCTCATATTTTTTCTCCATATCTTCTTTAATCACTGCAACTTTTGAATTAATTGCTGTTTCAAAAATCATTCTTGCCTTTTCCTGAAACTCTTCAGATAGTTCCTGACCAGCAATTAATGCATTAATATCATCTTCAACGTTAACTTCAATTGTTTCTTCTTCCTCTTCAATAACTTCCTCTTCATTAGATGCTATTGCTTCTTCAACTTTGTTATGAAGTTCGGATTTCTCTTCTGAAACTTCTGGTTCTTCGGCAACGACCTCACCATCAACTTCTTCTTCCTCTTTCATTCCAGCTGGAGCTGGATCTGCAGGTTTTGCACCTTTGGTTACAATATCCTTAACTTGCTTAAGTGTACCACCAGGTGTTTTCAACTTATTTGAATCATCATCTGGTTTGGAATTTTCAGGTGTAGGCCCTCCAAGATCTTCCACGTTTCCTAATTGTGTACCTGGATCTGCCATTGTTGGCATTGGATCTGCAGGTTTTGCATTAGCATTAACAACAGTCTTGGATTGCTGTGTCTTTACTTCCATTTCTTGTAATTTTGTACCACGAGACATTTGTAACTCTCCGATTTAACCTTTGTTTAAAATTTACTATAGTTATTTATAAATTCCTT